GGTACACAAGGGTTAACAACATCTGGTGAAAGCAAATCAACGAAATCTTTATTAGGAGACTAATATGCCTATTGCAGACAAACGTGCAGTAGCGTTATTAAGTCAGTTAAGCGTTTTAGAAAATCAACGTTCCGTATGGGAAAATCATTGGCAAGAACTTGCCGATTATATTAGTCCACGGAAAGCGGATATTACAAAACGAAGAACGGCTGGCGATAAACGTACCGAATTGATATTTGACGGCACCGCTATTCATGCAGCGGAAATGTTAGCAGCGTCTTTGCATGGCATGTTAACCAATCCGTCTACACCTTGGTTTAGTTTAAAATTTAAAGACCGTGTGTTAGATGGTAATGATGAAGCAAAAGAATGGTTGCAAGGTGTAACCGAAGTTATGTATTCCGCATTTAATCGTTCTAACTTTGCCGAAGCGGTACATGAATTGTATTCGGATTTAGTGGTATTTGGTACAGGCGTAATGATGGTGGAACGCGATGCGTCTACAAACTTAAGATTTTCAACACGCCATATTGGTGAATGTTTTATATCCGAAGATGCGGAAGGCCGTGTTAATGCGGTGTATCGTAAATTTAAAATGACCTGCATAGCCGCAAAAGAAACTTTTGGCGTAGAAGCCTTGCCAACCAGTATGCAGAAAAAAGCAATAGAAGAACCGTACACCGAAGTAGAGTTTTGTCATATTGTGCATCCTAGAGAGAATTATGATCCTAATAAGGTAGATGGTCTTAATAAACCCTACGCATCTATTTATATTGATCCAGAAGATAAACAAATTATTTCCGAAGGTGGTTTTGACGAACTTCCTTATATGTGTCCGCGCTGGTTAAAAGCCAGTTTTGAACGTGGTTATGGGCGCTCCCCAGCTATGACTGCGTTAGCTGATACAAAAATGTTATCTAAAATGTCGGAAGTAACCATTCGGGCAGCACAAAAGCAGGTCGACCCTCCTCTCATGTTGCCCGATGACGGTTTTATGATGCCTATTCGTACTGTTCCTGGAGGATTAAATTTCTATAGAAGCGGTACAAGAGATCGTATTGAACCTTTAAATACTGGCGCAAACAATCCTTTAGGCTTGCAAATGGAAGAACAAAGACGCCAAGCTATTCGTGCAGCGTTTTATGTTGACCAACTTATTCTAGGGCAAGGGCCACAAATGACGGCAACAGAAGTTATACAAAGAACTGAAGAAAAAATGCGTCTATTAGGCCCAGTACTTGGAAGGCTGCAAGCTGAACTATTGCAGCCATTAATTGAAAGAGTATACAGCGTATTAACACGCCAAGAAATGTTTGCACCGCCACCAGAATTTTTACAAGAAAACGATGTAGAAATTGAATATGTATCACCGTTAGCAAAAGCACAACGCTTTGGCGATATACAATCCGCTATGCGTTTATTTGAAAGTCTGGCTCCGTTATCGCAAGTTAATCCAGGTGTATTTGATTATGTGGATATGGATGGATTAGCCAAACATATTATTAGAGTGTTAGGTGTTCCTGCTACAGTTGTGAAGTCGGATGAGCAAGTTGTCCAAGAACGCCAACAAAAAGCGGATCAACAAGCAGAGATGGCTGAACAACAACAGATAGCAAACCAAGCCCAAGCGATGGGCGATGCTGCTCCAATGGTAAAGGCATTACAACAATAATGGCTATAAAATATCGTGGACAAACATTTTCTGGGTATAACAAAGCAAAGCGTACACCAGGACATAAAACAAAATCGCATGCGGTATTAGCAAAAACGGGAGACCAAATAAAACTTATACGTTTTGGTCAAAAAGGTGTTAGTGGCGATAAAACTAATACAGCACGCTCACGATCTTTTAAAGCACGCCACAGTAGTAATATTAAAAAAGGGAAAATGAGTGCCGCGTATTGGGCTAACAAGGTTAAATGGTAGGAGAATAACATGGCTAAAAAAGGTTTATATGCAAACATTCATGCAAAGCGTAAAAGAATAAAAGCGGGTTCTGGTGAAAAGATGCGTAAACCCGGAAGTAAAGGCGCTCCAACTTCTGCTAATTTTAAAAGAAGCGCTAAAACTGCTAAGAAGAAAACATTAATTTAAATGTTTAAAACTGAAAAAGACCGCATAGAAACCTATAAAAGAATGTTTGCAACCGATGACGGCAAACAAGTCTTAGAAGATTTAAAAGAACGGTTCCATATAGAAACAATGACATTTGTTGATAACAACCGGGATTTGAGTTTTGTCCATGAGGGGCAAAGAAGTGTCGTACTGTATGTACTGCATTTATTAAAAGAAGAAAAACTTAACCAACAAACAATAGCGGAAGGATAAAAAAACATGGCAGAAGAACAGGTAGCGGATGCTCCAGTAGAAACTGGGCAAGCACCGTCTGATTGGAAAGCAAGTCTCCCAGACGATATAAAAAATAACAGTTTAATACACAATATGGATGATGTGGAAACATTAGCCAAAACAGCCATTCATGCACAATCTATGGTTGGTGCCGAGAAAATAGCTATTCCTGGTAATTGGGCTAATGATGATGATTGGAACGGTGTATATACTAAACTCGGTCGGCCAGAATCAGCAGAGGGTTATGAACTAAAAAACCCAGAAGGAACAGAAGCTATTGATGGCGATATTAAAAGTTGGTACCAAGATTTGGCGCATGATGCAGGATTAAATAATCGCCAGGCGCAAAAGATATTTGAAGCGTACATAGCAAAGACAAGCGAAATGGCTCCTGCAAATGAAGAAATAAGTGAACAAGATATAGAAATACAAAAAAGCGAAACTGAAGTAGCCCTAAAAAAAGAATGGGGTAAGGCGTTTGATCAGAAATTAGACGAAGCTAAAGGCATACTAGAGCAATTTGCCCCAGAAGGTTTTGCAGAAATTATGACAAAAGACGGTATTGCATTGGGCAATTCTCCAGAGTTTATAAAAACTATGGCTAACATTGGTAATTATATAAATTCTAAAGTAGGAGAAGATAAGATTATTGGCGCTAAACAAACGCCATCTCTTACACCAGAAGATGCACAAAAAGAAATAGCAATGTTGCGTGGCGACCCTAAAGATAAAGGGCCGTACTGGAATAACAAACATCCAGATCATGCAGCCGTTGTCGCAGAAGTTTCACGACTAATGGAATATTTACATCCAGAAGTCGAGGAGTAGGATAAGCGTAAGCCCCTACCGAGCCAACAGCGTTAAGTTGGAGGTAGCATACTTAATGTTAAAGTGTCTTGTTATACAGGGTAGCACTTGCTTTTTTATTAACTAATAACACGGAGGCTTATATGTCTACACAAGTGAGTACAGCTTTCGTTCAGCAATTTTCTTCGAATATTACTATGTTATCACAGCAAATGGGTTCCCTTTTGCGTGCTACTGTAGATTCAGAGACTATTACTGGAGAGAAAGCATTTTTCGATCAAGTCGGAAAAGCAGCCGCTGTTGTTCGTACAACTCGTCATGGTGATACCCCATTAATGGAAACTCCACATACGAGACGTATGGTTACTCTTAGCGATTATGAGTGGGCCGATCTTATAGATTCTGTTGATAAAGTCAGAATGCTTGCAGATCCAACTTCTACATATGCAAGAGCAGCAGCAGCAGCGATGGGAAGATCAATGGATGATGTGATTATTGCCGCAATGAACGGTAATGCACAAACAGGTAAAGCAGGTTCAACTGCAACAGCTTTACCAGCAGGGCAAAAAATTGCTCATGGTTCCGCAGGTTTGACTATTGCGAAATTAGTAAGCGCTAAGAAACTTCTTGACGCTAATTCAATCGATCCGTCTATTCCGAGATACATAGCGGTATCACCAGAACAAATTGAAGATTTGTTAAATAATACAACAGTTACTTCAGCAGACTTTAATACTGTTAAAGCGCTTGTTCAAGGTGATATAGACACTTTTGTTGGTTTTAAATTTATCGTTACTAATCGTCTAACTGACGATGGTACATCCAGATTATGTCCAGCCTGGGCAGAAGATGGTGTTAAATTAGGAATCGGTAAAGATGTTAACGCTCAGATTACGGAAAGAGCGGACAAAAGCTACAGCACACAAGTTTACTATTGCATGTCTATTGGGGCAACCCGCATGGAAGAAGAAAAAGTTGTGCAAATAGCTTGTAACGAGTAAGGGAGGATTATAAAATGGGTACAGTTTATTCTGATCAAAAGACTAAATGGGATCAAAATAATCCGACTGAAGCAATTAAACCTAATGAAATGGGTGGTCGTGTTCGTGTAGCATACGGTTCTTATACCGCATCTGCTGAACAATCAGACATTCATATGTTTAATTTACCAAACGGTGCAAGAATATTGTCTGGTGAATTAACGCATGCAGCTTTAGGTTCTTCTACAACAGCATCTGTAGGCCATGCAGCTTATAAAAATGCAGCGGGTACTGACGTAGCTGCTGACGTTGATGAGTATAAAGCAGCAGCCGCTTCTACATCAATTACTACAGTTGATGTAGCCGCTACTGCAGCGCTTGGTAAAAACTCTGTTGTTGACGCAGACGGTGATGGGCTTCCTGTTACTGTAAGTATTGCTGGTGCCAATGGTACTGGTTTAGTCGAACTAAAAATGCTTTACGTTATCGATTAATACAAATTGGAGAGAGCAAGCGTTTGCTGCTCTCTCCCTTTTATTTAGGAAAAAACAATGGCTTCAGACGTTGATATAGCAAATAGTGCATTAAATAATTTAGGCGCATCTAACATAAATTCTTTAACAGAAGATAGTGTTGCTGCCCGTATCTGTAACCAACGCTACGAGTTTGTCCGTGATTCAGTATTTAGAGCGCATCCTTGGAATTGCTTAGTAAAAAGAGCATCATTAGCGCAAAACACTACAGCACCTGATTGGGAATATACTTATGCTTTTAATTTACCAACAGATCCTTATTGTTTGCGTGTTTTACGAGTAGAAGATTTAGATACAGATTTTAAAGTAGAAGGAAGAACAATAGCTTCCAATAATTCTACTATGAAGATAAAATATGTAGGGCGTATAACTGACCCTAACGAATATGATATGTTATTAATAGAATGTTTATCTGCACGACTAGCAGCAGATATAGCCTATGCTATTACAAATAATAACGCTTTAACAGCAACTATGTGGGAAATGTATAATCAAAAATTAAGCGAAGCACGTTTTGTTGATGCTACTGAAGGTATGCCAGGAACAGAAGGTGTTGATTATGGTGTCATACATTCTAATACGTTTATTAATTCGAGGTTCTAATGCGAGCCACCACCTCTTTTACAAATTTCACTTCTGGCGAAATAAGTGATTTATTAGATGGTCGTACCGATTTAACACGGTACACTAATGCGGCAAAAAGTTTAACAAATTTTGTTGTGCATCCTGCAGGTGGTGCAGCCAGACGCCCAGGCACTAAATTTATACACGAAGTAAAATCAAGTGCGACTGCTGTAAGATTAGTACCGTTTGAATTTAATACAACGACAGCTAATACTTATATATTAGAATTTGGTAATTTATATTTTAGAGTATTTCGCGATGGCGGTATTGTTACCGAATCGACAAAAACTATTTCTGCTATAACACAAGCTAATCCAGCAGTTGTTACAGCTAATAGTCATGGCTATTCTAATGATGATCATGTTATTATTAATAGCGTAGTAGGCATGACAGAAGTTAACGGTAAAACTTTTGTTGTAAAAAACAAAACAACAAATACTTTTGAAATACAAGATGTAGATGGCAATAATATTAATTCTACAGGTTATACAGCGTATTCTTCTGCTGGTACTTCTGCAAAGATATTTGAAGTAACAACACCTTATACGACAGCGCAAGTAGCGGACATAAAGTTTACACAATCAGCGGATGTTATGTATTTAACACACGTTGACCATGAACCAAGAAAATTAACACGAACAGCGCATACAACTTGGACACTAACAACACCAGATTTTGTAAATGGGCCGTATTTAGATGAAAACAGTACAACAACGACATTAACAGCTAATGCACGAACTGGTAGCAGTTGCACAATAACATCATCGGCTGATTTGTTTGAAACTACGGATGTTGGTCGTATTATAAAGATATACGAAGGTTATGCTAAAATAACAAGCCGTACTAACGCTACAACTGTAGTTACTACAGTACAAACAGATGAAATTGGCGTAGCAGAATTATTGCCAACATACACAGCAAGCACTATAAGTTTTGTAGAAGGTGATCCTGATGCTACAGGCAAATCACACAATGATTTTATAAGAGACAGCACAAAACAATTTATAGAACAAGGCTTTAAAGAAAATATGACTATTACGGTGTCTGGCGCATCAAATAGTGCTAATAATGGCGATTATGAAATTGTTAAAGTAACA